GCTACTACAGTATCAGTATTTGAATCAGCTCCTAGTAAGCCTGTGATACTAGAGTTATCACTAGACATGATAGATAACATGTTAATCGTTTCCCCTCCTAAAGAGGATATAGCGCTAACAGAAGAGCGAAGTACACAAGCAGCTAATATACTAGATTTCAATGGTCTAGATGTGGATGCACTAGCCGAAGATTTCTTAGGTGAAGATGAATTGGAGTTTACCGAGCTTGATATAAATTATCTTGACGGAAATTTCCTGGAAGACCTGCTTAATGTGCTAGATGCTCTTGCGATATCAAAACAAGAGGATGCTTTAGCAAGTACAGGCACGGTTAAGATAACAGGGACTGCGTTTGGTCAGGATAAAGACACGCAGATTACTACTTTCATTAATGGTGAAATATTATCATTACAAAGAAGTGTTGGCAATTTTGCGAGAATAGATGTAGACAAGGCAATCGGGTACACGATTATATTTACCCAAGATGGGGTAACTAGGGCCGTCACTGTTAACGGTGGAGGCACTAGTACAATAACTCTAAGTCAAGGTGGCTAATGAAAAAGTACATTCTGCTTATACTACTGGTCTTAAGCACACCAATGATATTCCAAACAACATTAACTGAAGTTCTCAAGCTAAGAACATTTGATATATTGGTTCAAACACCAAAAGCTAGTGGTAACTTTACAGTTATGAGTATTACTGAGGAAGATGTAGAACGAGAGGGTGGTTATCCCTTCCCAAGAGATAGATTAGCACAGATACATCAAAATATAATGCGTAAGGGTGCATTAGGTGTCGGTTGGGTGATCTCGTTTCCACAAAGAGACAGATTTGGTGGTGATATAGAGTTCTCAAAAGAATTGTTGATGAGCCCAAGTGTTATTGCGATGTTTGAGAATGGTAGGGGTGTGTATCCCGCTCCCACCGGGACAGTAGTTAAAGGGAACGACACCGGGGGTATGTTTACTTCTGGTATTAAGTCTAATATAGAAATACTTTCATCAAGTACTCTTGAAGGAGTGGCAATTGCCCCAACTGAGATTGATAACCTAGTTAGACGCATTCCTTTATTACTCAGAACTCCTGATGGATGGGTTGCCTCGTTTGGGACGCAGGTACTAAAATCTATAACTGGAGCGAGAAGCTATATAATAACTACAAATGAAAACGGTATTCAAGAGATAGCAGTGCGGGGTTTGCCTCCTGTTAAGACCGACAGCTTAGGACGCAAATGGATCAGTTGGATTAAGACAAGCGAGACCAGTCTACAAGAAATGGATGTTGCGGGTAAGTATGTTTTTGTAGGGGTAACTGCTAATGGAGTTATGCCACAAATAGCCACACCAGTTGGACTATTGGAGCCCCATTACATTCAAGCAGCTCTTGCGGAGTCCATGTTAGTACAAAATAGCCCTTATATACCTGATTACGCTATTACAGCAGAACTAACAATACTTATAGCCTCTGTGACCCTCACATGGCTCTTATTACACATATTAGGTATAACTTGGGGGCTTATATCCGCAGGAGCCGTCTTGTCGCTGACAAGCTGCCTAGGCGTATATATGGTACAACAAGGTTTACTAATCGACGTAACATGGGCAATGATTAGCCAGTTTATCACCGCAACTATTGCTTTTTATCTTAGATTTAGACAACAGTACAAACTCAGACAACAGATTAAGAAGCAGTTTGAGCATTACCTGGATCCAAGACAAGTCAAACAATTGCAAGACAATCCTGAGTTATTGGTTCTTGGAGGAGAAAAGAGATATGCTACTTTCCTATTCACGGACGTGCGCGGATTTACTAATATGTCTGAAACTCTCCCGCCTGAGCAGGTGGCATACATAATGAACAAAGCATTAACTGCGCAGCAGTATGCTGTTCAAAGTAATGGAGGCATGGTCGATAAGTATATAGGGGATGCAATGATGGCGATATTTAATGCTCCCTTGGACCAAGAAGAGCATGAAGCCAAGGCAGTACAAACCGCTATGGACATAGAGGATAATATGATTGTCCTCAACAAAGAGTTAAAAGAGCAGGGCTTACCAGAGATAGTTATAGGGATAGGTATTAATACTGGAGAAGCTGTGATTGGTAATATGGGCAGCGATTCAAGATTTGATTACACTGCTATTGGAGACGCTGTTAATACGGCTGCACGCTTGGAATCTGCAACTAAAGAGCACGGTGTAGATCTTCTAATAGGGGAGTCGACAATTCAGGCGGTAGAGTCCGCGTCTACGTATATTGGGAGCATAAAAGTTAAAGGTAAGCAGAAGAAATTAAAGGTTTACACTATCTAAATAAAAAAGGTATACTAGAAAAAAATTAAATTCAGCTTAGGACCTAGCATGAGACTATCATTTACAGAACACCCAAAAGAACTTGGTGAGACATATTTTCAACATCTTTTATTTGCCCTAATATTTTGCAGTAAAGTCACGCTTGCACTAGCAGCATGCTTGATACACGCAATACTGCCATTCCTGCTTAAACATACTGGTGGAGATATGATTAATAAGTTATCTGAAACCATAGTACAGAGGAGACCATAAATGCCAAAAGGACCAGGAACATATGGGACCAAAAAAGGTCGCCCACCTAAGAAACCTGCACCCATTAAAAAAGGCACGAAAAAGAGTTATTGAATAAAATAAATTACTAGTTTTTTTATTTTAAGTAGTAAGAGGTTGATTTATCTAAATAAATATGTATGGTTACTCAACTATCAATAACTAGGAGACTGATCTTGCTAGATCCGAAGTTAAGTAAGTATGCCACAAATAGACAGTGGGAAATATTAGAAGCAGTTGAAAAAGAGGGGTCTGGGGTTAAAGCTGCTAAAGCACTAGGGATATCCCCGCCCGCAATTTCTATCACGAGAAAAGCTGTTTTATACAAAGCAGCACAGAATGGGTATAGCCCTAAAGAGGACTTAAATTACCCGGTTCCTCCGGGACAGCGCGTTAAAGGAATTTCCTCCTTAATTAACAAAGAGACTGGTGAAACCACAAGACAGTGGGTCAAAACCGAAGCTGATAAAGAACAACAAGAGATTATATTCCGCGCCGCTATAGAGGCTATGTGCTCGGACCTTCCTAAAGCCAAACTAGTAAAACAACCTGAGAGTACAAACTCTGAGCTATTAGTAGTTCTACCTGTTGGTGACCACCATTTTGGTATGCTTGCCTGGGGAGAGGAAACTCTCGGCAAGGACTATAATATTAAAATAGCAGAGAATCTTTTATGTGGCGCTATGGATTATCTTATAGATGTATCCCCACAAGCGGACGAAGCAGCCATTCTAATCCTAGGAGACTTTCTTCATTATGATGGTATGGTTCCAGTCACTCCAGGCTCAGGGCATATGTTGGATGCAGATACGCGCTTTCAACATGTAGTCCGAACAGCCTTACGGTCCATTAGATTTTTGGTTAATAGCGCCCTCTCAAAATATGGGCATGTCCGCCTTATTCTAGAAGTAGGAAATCATGACCAAAGTATGATGCCTGCCTTCACTGAAATGTTCTATATGCACTATGATGATGAGCCAAGAATAACAGTGGATCGTAGTCCTCATAACTGTCATGCGTTTACGTTTGGTAAAAATCTTATCGCTACTCATCATGGGGACAAGATTAAAACCGATCGGCTTCCTTTAATTATAGCTACCGATTATGCTGAAATGTGGGGAACAACAGAGCACAGAGTGGTCCACACTGGCCACGTACATCATGATCATTTAAAAGAACATCCTGGGTTAATGACCGAATCTCATGGCATTCTAGCACCTAAAGATGCATATGCTAGTAAAGGTGGGTGGCGAGCCAGACAATCTATGAAGTCAATTACCTACCATAAAGAATATGGTGAAGTAGGAAGACAAATGTTTACTCCAAATATGTTGAAATAACTATGAGCGAATTTAAAAAGCATGATGAGGGGAAAGCACAATTAAGCTTTCTCCCACTAGGACCCCTATCTAAAATAGCTGAGGTGCTGGAGTTTGGTGCAAAAAAATATAGTCGGAGTAATTGGCGTAAAGGGTGTAACCATAATAGGTATATGGATGCGGCTTTGCGGCATTTATTGTCCCATAATGAAGGTGAAGACTTAGATCCAGAAAGCGGATTAACACATCTGGCACACGCCGGTTGTTGTATTCTATTTCTTATCGAGCTCCAAAAGACCCATCCAGAACTCGATTATAGAGAAAATAGCCTTGAATAGTTAGGCACATCACTATATGATCCATAATGTAAATATATATAGATCACTTTAGGGAGTTAGTAATGGCTAAATTTGGAAAAAGTTCCGTGCGCAGACTTGATACTTGTGCTCAGCCTTTACAGGCTTTAATGCGTCGTGTTGTAATTCAAAGAGACTGCTCTATCACCTGTGGTGAAAGAGGACAAGAAGATCAAGATGCTGCATTCAATGCTAAGCCTCAGTTATCAAAAGTAAAATACCCGGGCAGCAAACATAACTCTTCTCCTTCTATGGCAGTGGATGTTGTACCTTGGCCTGAAAAATGGGGCAGTACCTCTGCGTTCAAAGAGCTTGCTAAAATAGTGCAAGAAGAGTGGGCGTATATGTCTGATGAAGAAAAAGATGGTTATACCCTACGTTGGGGCGGTGATTGGGATGGTGATGGGGACACAGATGATCAAACATTTGTGGACATGCCTCATTGGGAACTTATAAGAAAATAAACGGGAAACCCTATGTCGAATTTATCAAACTACGCAGAGAAGTTAGTCCTGGACTGGTTAGTAACCACAGGAAGTGTGGTACGCCCTACTGCGTGGTTTCTAGCCCTATTCACAAGCACTACAGATGATGCAGGTGGTGGAACGGAATTATCAGGAAATGGTTATGCGCGAGAAGCTGTTATTTGTGCAGCAGCCGCCACCCCCAGTGGAGGCACACAAAATACAAATGGTATTGTATTTACTGCCGTCGGCGGCTCATGGGGAACTGTGAGCCATATAGCAATTTATGATGCTGTCAGTGGAGGAAACTCTTTATGGCACGGGCCATTGGTCACTCCTCAAGTAATTGTAGATGGTCACTCTTTGGTCTTCACAGATGAAGATTTAGATTTTATTTTAGCATAGAGAGGTAACACATGCCCGGTGAACGCGTAACAGAAGACTCCCAGTTAAGAGTAGGCCAAGCAGGGATAATCCGTGTATCGCAAACATTTAATAGAGGTGTTGCGAATTTAGTTGGAACAGGAACACTTGCCGCGGTCAGCACACAGATCCTGATCATAAAGGATTATCTCTCGCTAGCCTCATTCTCTCTAGATGCCACTACGGTATCTGATAATCTAGTTTATCCAGTGACTCCTGGTGCAGAATCAACTATTGTGATAGAAGCAACAAACAGAAACATAGGTATACCGGCAGCTATCCGGGTATTCTCTGTATAGGAAGTAAGATGAAAAAAGTATGGAAAGAGCCCTTAGATCATAAAGGCAACTCGACTTACAGTATAAACTTTGGTGATGAGATGACAGCACTAGGGCATACGCTGAGTAATGTGGTTTGTACATTAAGTACAGTTGCCACCGCAGCAGGCTTAAGTAAAGCGTCAGAGCAGATCTCCGGCAATATTTACAAAGTGAAATTTAGTATTCCGCTTGTTTCTAAACAAGTGTTTACAGAAAAAGGCAAGCCTCTAGATATGGAGATAGTATACACTTCTTCAGGTGGAGAAGTAGATAGCTTTACTGCTGTAGTGCATATAAAAGATAAATAAACTTTCTTTTTTACTATATATAGGCTATACGATAAACTTCACAGCGAACAAATGAGGTTGCAATGGCTGGCTTACTTACTCAAGAACAATTCGTCCGGGTCCTACCCAAGAAACTACATACACAGATTAGTTCTGAACTTGTAGATCAAATTAATACCACTATATCAGATCCCATATTAATGGAGGCTTATAGGGACAACCTATTAAGCTACACTAATGTGATGACTGATGGTAAGTTTAAGATGCACAGTTATCTTGATGCAGTCAGGTATGTGAGCTGTAAGTTGTTTGGCTCCTCTAATATAGAAGCGTATACAAAAACCTTTCCCGACCGTTATCAAAGATTTATTACTAATAACACTAGTCAAAAAGATATTGCTAGCTATGTAACAGCGTATAATAAGACTAAGCTTGTTAACCTTATTTTTGAACAAACACTTATACCTACTCACATCTTAAATGCCGATTTGTATCAAAGTGCCTTGAATACACAAGCTGAACTTATGCTTTCGGCCTCTAGTGAAAAAGTTCGCACAGATGCTGCTAATAGTTTGCTTACACATTTAAGAATGCCGGACACAAATAAGATTGAGTTAGATATAACTGTTAAAGAGGACTCGGCTATTGCTGATTTACGAGCGTCTACAATGAAATTAGTAGGGGCCCAAAAAGCGGCCATATCCTCTGGTGCAGCTAGTGCCAGACAAATTGCTCACAGCAAACTAGAGATTGCAGAAGAAGTGATTGAAGGGGAGGCTATGGAAATAGTAAGCGGACCACCAGTAACAAAGAAGGAAGAAGAAGACTTTGAGTTATTTGGAGGGTTTAGTAATGCTTAGCCAAAATGATATTGAAGAAGACTTAATCCAAGCCAGAAGTGTTGAGGATTACATCAATACAGTTGTTTATGGGGATGAAGATACATATGTACCCAGTGAATTTGCTCTGGAGTTCATAAACTTTATTAAACTGGTCAATGGAGAAAAAGGAGAGGAAAACCTTACTCCAGTTCTTCATTATAGAATGCTTGATGAGGTTCGAGGACAACGTAAGAACATTGTTAACATGTTGTTCCGTGGCGCTGCTAAGACCACATTATTAGGAGAATATTTGTTCCTCTATCTAGGAGTATATGGATCACTTCCTGGATTTGGGGATGTACCCCTAGCTTTGTACGTGTCAGATAGTATCGAGAACGGTGTAAAGAATATGCGCAAGAATTTAGAGTATCGTTGGGAGAACTCTGAGTTTCTAAAGAAATATATTCCGTATGTTAGATTTACAGATGTGCGGTGGGAATTCAAAAACATCGACAACAATGTATTTGTAGTAAAAGGCTACGGCGCAAAAACCGGTGTGCGTGGATCCAAAGAAATGGGTGTCAGACCTGTGCTAGCAATCCTGGATGATTTGGTTTCAGACGAAGACGCCCGGTCAGCCACTGTTATTTCGTCTATTGAAGATACGGTATATAAGGCTATTGATTACGCCCTCCACCCCACTAAATCTAAAGTAATTTGGTCCGGTACTCCCTTTAACTCCAGAGACCCCCTATACAAAGCAGTAGAATCTGGGGCGTGGTACGTCAATGTGTATCCAGTATGTGAAGCGTTCCCCTGCACGCGAACGGAGTTCGCAGGTGCTTGGGAGGACAGGTTCACATACGATTACGTCAAAGGTAAGTATGACAAGGCGATGAAAGCTGGAAAGATCGACACATTCAACCAAGAACTTATGCTTCGCATCATGTCAGACGAAGATAGATTGGTTCAAGATGGGGATATATCTTGGTACGAACGAAAAGTAGTGCTACAAAATAGAGGTAGATACAACTTCTACATTACTACGGACTTTGCAACTAGTGAGAAAACTTCTGCCGATTATAGTGTGATATCTGTATGGGCCTTCAATAACAATGGTGATTGGTTATGGGTTGACGGTGTGTGCAAAAAACAAGATATGGGTAAGAACGTGGATGATTTATTCCGCCTAGCCCAAGAGTATAAGGTACAAGGAGCAGGTGTAGAAGTCTCCGGACAACAAGGTGGCTTCATTCAATGGATCCAAAATGAAATGTTAACGCGCAACATATACTTCACACTAACGTCCGAAGGTAACAGTAACAAGCCTGGTATTAGGCCCAATACAAATAAGATGGTAAGGTTTAATACAGTAATTCCTATGTTTAAGTTAGGTAAAATGTTCTTTCCATTAGAGCGCAAAGACAGCATCGAAATGGTAGAATGTATGAACGAATTAACCTTAGCAGCCAAGGGAGGCTTTAAGAGTAAGCACGATGATTTCATAGATACAATCTCAATGTTATCAAGTATGGGTGCTTGGCGCCCCTCTCAAGAAGCCGCTATGAGTAAAAAAGAAGGTACTGAATTATGGGGTGCCGACGATGATCACGAAGAAATCAGTGACTTAGACTCTTATCTAGTATAAGTTAGATTTGGTTAACACATTTTTACGAGGATATTACAATGCTACTTTCAGAACTATTTGAACAATTGACGTATGGAGAGCTCTCCAATCTAAAAATTGGAGGCAAATCGTTAGGTGATATAGAAGCCGGCTCCTACCCAGCAATAGTATCACATGTTAATATGGGGCTGACAGCACTTCACAAATTATTTCCACTATCATGTAAGGAAATTGTGGTGCAACAGTATGAAGATATTGGTGTGTATAAGTTACACACAGACTTTGCTGTTAATGGGACAACTGGCTCAGAAGCAACCAAATATCTCATAGACACCGCTGCCTCTCCTTTTGAAAATACTGTTCTAATGATTGATAAAGTAGTAGATGAAAATGCTAATACATTATTCTTAAATGAGTTAACCGAAACTAAATCCTTATTCACTCCATCTTATAATACATTACAAGTACCAAACCCAACAACAAGTGTGTTAGGTGTTACATACAGAGCTAAGCATGCTACCATAGAGGCAGACAATTTAGAGCCAGAAACAGTTGAGTTAGTAATTCCTGAGAGCTTGTTAGAACCGTTGTTATATTACATAGCATCAAGAGCTTTTATGGGAACTCCTGCTATAGACGGTGTAGACCGCAGTGCGCTGTACTTTGGCCGGTATCAAGCAAGCATTGCTCGCTTTAAAGAAGAAGGCTTAATCAATAACGACACATATGAAAACAAAAGATTGGTGGACCACGGATGGGCGTAACATCCAATTTAGGTGATAATACTAATGTTGGTAATGTTGAGTTATTTATAGACACTGCCTACGATAATGTAAAAATAGTCGCCGACAATATAACGAAGCTCTTATTACTAGAGAGCCACTTTTCCGCCATAAACGGGAACTACCTAGGCACGTCTACAAGTGAGCTTACAGTTCGACCTGACACAACAGCATTACAAGATGGGGATGGGTATTTTAATACTACCCTAAATCTCTATTACGTTTATGTAGACGGATCTTGGTTGCATCAAACCATTTTCTACGACCAGGCCGCCTTAACAAGTGCTGTAGGAGCAGGCCCATTCAATGTCTGGGTTGCTTATGCAGAGGATGCAGCAGGAACAGGTATTTCAACAATACCTTCAGCGTCTAAGAAGTACATAGGTATTGCCAACAACAAGACAACTAATATTATTGATACCAGCAATCCTGGTGTATTCTCATGGCATTCCTTTGAGGGACCTACTGGAACAACCGGAACAGATGGCGTAGTTGGCACGAGTGCATATGTACATATAGCATATGCCGGTTCCGCTAATGGTGCTGTCAGTTTTAATTTCACCAGCGGAGATTATTTAGGTCTATACACAGATTCTACTGCTGCTGATTCTAATGACTATGCTGATTACAATTGGACTAGGATAAGCACTCCGGGGACTGCAGGTACCGATGGATTACCTGGCCTTATTGATATTGAGCTTCCTCTGACGCCTGTAAATGTAGTGGCTACTAAAACCGCAGCAGCAGTTAAAATAACTTGGGGAAACCCAGACTATTCAGGTCATTGGTTTACTAAGGTATATAAAAAAGAATGGACTACATACCCTTCTTATCCTGCTTTTTCAGAAAGCTTTTTAGTTAATACAGTCCAAGGAGACTACATAGATTTAGATGTGGACTCTGATACCCGGTATTTATATTGGCTGAGGCACGTAAATCTAAATTCTGTAGCAAGTGGTTTATATGGTAGTCTAGAGGTTACCACATTACTAAGTTATGCAGAGAACGTAGATTGGCTCACAGATGATAATTTGGATCCAAGTCTACAAACTAGAATAAATCTAATTGATTCCCATTTGGTTAACCCCTCTGATGGGGGTTTGCGCAGTGCTTTTACAGCTTTAGATACTTCAGTCAGCGGTTTAACTACTTCTGTTGGTACAGTTACAACAGCAGGAAATACTGCCACAAGCAATATCACAAGTTTATCTGGGGCACTAACAGCATTAACAACAGTTGTTGGTGATACAAATGCAGGGCTATACTATGAAACAGGCCTTAATACTACATCTGGTGCCGCAAACACAGCTGCAGTTGCTACTAACTTAACAAGTATTGGTGGCTTACATGCCCAGTATACTGTTAAGATCAACAACAACGGGCACCTGTCAGGTTTTGGATTAGCCAGCACCACAAGTCCATATGATGGGGCTGTTCATAGTGAGTTTGCTGTCCTAGCAGATAAGTTTCTTATTGCCACACCAGGCAACACAACAAGTGTACCTTTCTTAGTAAGCGGTGGTACTGTGTTTATGAATTCGGCATATATTGAAGATGCCGCCATTACAAATGCTAAAATTGGTAATACCATTCAATCTGCCTCATGGAACTCAAGCACTAAGGCAGGATGGCAATTAGACAAAGCTGGGAATATTTCTGGTAAAAGCATCACAATGTATGATGCAAGTGGTAATGTATTATTATCCTCCGCATCAGGTGTTGCAGCAGATATTCTTAATGGCAGCCAGTTGTGGACAGAAATCAATGGAAGCACAAAGCCGGCAGATAACGCCACCGTCGGAGCTACTTGGGGATCAAATTTATCTGGGCAGCCATCAGATACTATCCTATTAAATGCCAATACAACATGGGCAAACGTAGCAGGAACCACTAATGCCCCGGCAAATAATGCAACAAACACAACTAATACAAACCAATTAACTGACGGCGCTGGGCTGGGCTCTTCTGCAGCATGGGCTAATGTCACAGGTATATCTAATTGGGCGTCTTTATCCCAGATTACAGTATCTAACGCTTCTACCTATATTGCTAGTGCAGCAATTGTAGATGCCCAGGTTGGAAACTTAAGCGCGGTAAAGATCACAACAGGATCCCTTTCTGCAGCACGTATAGCCGCTAATACAATTGTTGGAAATCACATAGCAGCAGGCACAATTGTTGCTGATAAAATGGCAGCTAACTCTATAACTGCAGCCAACGGCGCAATTGCTAATTTGGCGGTGGGTACTTTGAAAATAGCAAACTTTGCTGTGTCCAAACAATGGAGTGCTACTCAAGGAGTAGTTAATAGGACTCCTACTAGTGGCTCACTACAAAATATTATTGGTGTAGGCACCGGAACGACAGGAGAAGGAACAATTACACTTACTGCAGGTGTGGGCATGGAGTTCTACACATATGAATATGATGACTACTATGTGACGGCTTACCTCTATGCAAACAATGGGGCAACCCTCCTAAAGACCGCTAAGGTTTTCTCCTGGAACCGTCAGGATATTCATGATAGTAACTATGGATACTTGGTCTCCTCAGTCTTTTTGGAGCATCATATGACAAGTGCTGTATATGCTGCTTCGGCCCAATTTAGACTATATTTGAAGATCACTCAAGTAACCAGTAACTCTCATGGACAGGCATCACAGCCGTCCACTTTTAAAACTAATTGGGCATCTATTAAAGTGCTAGAACAGAAAGTGTAAGTAAATGGAATGTTTCACATATGATCTAGTTACAGGAGAAATATTAACCAACTACGACATACCCGAAGATTCTGTCCTAGGGCAACAAACAGATACAGTGGGTGTGATTGTAGGTAATAGTGATAATGTGGTTGAATATGTAAATGTGAACACTACAGAAATAGCAACTAGAGAAGAGTTCATATTAGTTGCCACCAGCACAGACGTGCTTGTAGGAGCAACCACAACAATAGCCTTGCCGGATCCCTGCTACATAAAAAAGGATTACGGAGATGTTATTGAAGTTACAGGGGGCACATATACATTCTCCTCTTATATTCTAGGAGTACACACAATATCATTAGTGGGTCGCTATTTTGGAGTACCTTTACACATATCAGTTAGTTCTGTGGCTATTGACAGTGATAGGACAAACACTTTAATTAATGCTGCACATGTTATAGCCCTGGCGTCTGGGTTTACTTATGATGAAAATATTTATGACAGTGATGCTGACTCAATTCAAATGATTACAGCAACTGCTACCATAGCAGCATTGCCTGCAGATTTTACGTGGAAAACAAAAGATAATGTGTTCGTGGCCATGAGTACTAGTGAGTTTGCAGATTTAAACGCAGCACTATTTACTCATATCACAACAAACTTTAATAAAAAGACAGCACATAAAGTTGCTTTAGCCGCTTTAACAACACTACCAGAGATAAAGGCATACGGTGTTAGCACCACAGCCTCATTCTAATAGGAGAGTACTATGCCAGGCCTAGGTTTAGCAGCAGGAGTTACATTGGTTCTAACTACGTTATTAGGGCTAGCTGTATATGAAGTGAGATCACAAGACAAAGAGCTAGCTGTACTAGAGATGCAGCAAGCTTTACAAACTCAAGCAATTGAGCACGCTAAGGTACTAAATACAGCGGTTGTGTCTGCACAAACAGAGGCACAAACTAAAGAGACAGCGTTAGTAACACAATTAAATTTAGCTGAAGCAGAACTATTAAGGAGATCCAGAGATGCAGAAAATCAAGCAAGTGACAAACCGATTGGTTTTGGTGATGAGTTTATTGGGGATATTATCAGGCTTGACTGCTTGTGGGCGCTTGGGAGAGCAGAGAGTGATCCTACAGCAAGAGCCGCCTGTCTTCGTGAAACCGAGTTGGCCAGTGCCTCCAGCGCGATCATTCCCGTTACCGTCATTACCCCAGAATTTAGACAAGTCTGGGTTGAAGCCTGTGACGACTGGACCGAAATTGGAAGAAACGAATACGAACTAGAAGACTGGACAGATGAGTATGGGAATTTTGATGATGCGATGTGTCAACAGACAGTAGTTGCATTTACACCAGAATTCTCCTATTATTTTAGAAACTTTCTCAATAACGCTGAAGCGTATACTGCAAGGCTTACAAACTTTGCTGAAGATAACAGAAGATTATTAGATGTTATTACAACACAAAGAGCTAGTACTACAACTAGTAATGAATAAGAACTTGAATTCTATTGCAAGTAAGTGTAAGTTTTGCGTAGATTAAATTAGGAATATAAAGATGGTTACAGAAGAATTAGCAGAAGATGTAAACTTCGATGATCCAGATCTAGAGTCTGAGACTGAAGAAGAGGCTTCTCTAACTGAGTGGAAGAACGAGCCAACTGTAGCAAATTTGAAACAAGATTTGACAGATGCTAAGCCCGATACAGATGCTCATATAGCTAGAGTTGATGGTTGGTTAGAAAACTTAAACATCACCGGGAAAGCGAAATTAGCAGCGTCTAAAGGACGCTCTACTATTGTGCCTAAACTTATTAGGAAACAAGCTGAGTGGCGTTATGCATCTCTGTCAGAGCCCTTCCTAAGTACGTCAGATCTATTTGATGTGGATCCTGTTACTTCAGAAGACAAGGCCTCTGCCTACCAGAATGCTCTAGTTCTCAATAACCAATTTAATACGAAGATAAAAAAGATCAAGTTCATTGATGAGTATATTCGCACAGCTGTGGATGAGGGAACTGTTATTGTTAGAGTTGGCTGGGATTTTCAGGAAACGGTCACAGAAGTAGAACATAATGTGTATGAATACCGCCCAGTTGCTAATGAGCAAGAGATGCAACAACTACAGCAAGCTATGCAAATTATGGCGGAGGATCCAGGGCAATTTGCTATTTTCCCTGAAGATGTTAGAGAATCTGCAGAACAAAGCACCTCACAACAACAACCTATTATAGCTACTGTTACTGGAACAGAGCTTGTAGAAGAAACACAAACTACATATAACTGTCCCACCCTAGAAGTGTGTAACTTCAGAAATATTACAATTGACCCATCCTGCCAAGGTGATTTAGAGGTTGCTAACTTCTTATCTTACAGTTTCGAGAGTAGCTTATCTGATCTGAAAAAAGATGGGAAATATACTAACTTAGGTAAAGTAAAGGTACAAGGAGCCAGCATATTAGGAGAGCCGGACCATGACAGCCCGGATGAGTCTAACTTTAACTTCTCCGACAAAGCCAGAAAGAAGTTTGTAGTATATGAATACTGGGGATTCTGGGATATTAATAATGATGGTGTCCTAGTGCCTATCGTAGCTGCTTGGGTTGGCAATGAAATGATTCGTTTAGAAGAGAATCCTTTCCCTGATCAAAAAATACCTTTTGTAACTGCGCAATACCTGCCAGTACGCCGCTCTATATTTGGTGAGCCAGATGGCGAACTTTTAGAAGACAACCAAAAAGTTGTTGGTGCTGTAACGCGTGGTATGATTGATATCATGGGTCGTAGTGCTAATGGCCAAACAGGTATTCGTAAAGACGCCCTAGATGTAAGCAACAGACGTAAATTTGATGCGGGCAAAGACTATGAGTATAACGGCGGGATAGACCCACGTATTGGTTTCTATATGCACACATACCCTGAGATTCCTCAGTCTGCACAATATATGTTAGGTGTGCAGAATGCAGAAGCCGAGTCTCTAACAGGTGTAAAAGCCTTTAGTGGCCCCAAAGGTATATCAGGAGCTGCTCTAGGAGATAATGTAGGCGGTATTAAGTCTGCAATGGACGCCGCTGCTAAGCGGGAGCTTGGTATATTGCGACGTTTGGCTCAAGGTATTAATGAGATTGGTCGTAAGATTATCAGTATGAATGCTGAATTCTTAGAAGAAGAAGAAGTTATACGCACAACAGCGAACGAGTTTGTTCCTGTGCGCAGAGATGATCTAGAAGGTAAACATGATCTTAGACTTTCTATATCCACTCCAGAAGCTGATGAAGCCAAAGCTAAAGAATTGGCATTTATGTTACAGACTACTGGGCAGACTATGGGGCCCGCTTTCTCGCAGATCATTCTTTCTGATATAGCTAAACTGCGTAAGATGCCTGACTTAGCAAAAAGAATTGAAAACTTTGCTCCTGAACCAGACCCTCTTGCAGAGGAAAGAGCTCAGTTGGAAATAGAATTATTGAAAGCGCAAATTGCCAATGAGCATTCTAAAGCCCAAGAAAATACAACAGACGCTGAATTGAATATGGCTAAAGTAGCTAATCTGGGCAGTGATACAGACAATAAAGACTTAGACTTTATTGAACAAGAATCCGGCACAAAGCAAGAGAGAGACTTGCAAAAACTTGACCGAGGCGCCGAGCATAACGCTAAAAAGTCTGTTCTCGATCAAGGACTAAAACAAATGGGAGAGGCAGCTAACGCTGCAAATACTAACGCAAACTCCCGCTAACTTAAATATCTCATCTCCGCATAATGCAGAGAGAGGACACATGGAAGACCCATACTATGAGTAACTCACAAATCGAGCAAATCGAGATCAGCATTGCTGACGCTAAAAAAATGATTGCAAGAGCAGACGCACTGCAACGACTCCAAAAAAATAAAGACTTCAAGAATGTAATTGACGAAGGCTACCTCAAAGACGAGGCGGTTCGGTTAGTACATCTGAAAGCACACCCTAATGTTACCCCAGAAATGATGGTAACAATCGACCGGGATATTAATAGTGTTGGTTCATTAAGACAGCACTTTGCTGTTATTATGATGTTAGCTGATCGTGCTGAACAAGACATCCAAGCTAATCACGAAGCCCGTGAAGAAGTGTTGGCTGAAGATCTAGAAGGGATTCATTAATGTCCTTAGAAAATGAAGCTTCTGAAGAAGAAGCCCCTAATACAAACCCTTTAACTATGTCTGATGATGAGTTAATGGCAATGCCTTTACCGGATTTTGAAGATGCTCCAGAAGAGGTTGAAGATCCAGAAGATGTAGAGGCTACTGAAGATGCTGATACAGACGAAGAGGAGGAAGAAGAAGTTCCTGAAGACCTTGAACAAACTATCGTTGAAGAGTCTGATGAGGATGTTGTTGAAGACCTTGATGCTCCTGATGCAGATGAGAAAGAAGAAGAAGAAGAACCTACTTCTTCAAACAAAGATACAAAAGACAAAACATTCGATGATAAAAAAGTTGAAGAAGTTATTGACTACAAGGCTAAGTATGAAGAGATACTAGCCCCGTTCAAGGCCAATAATAAGGAAATTCAAGTTAGTAGTATTGAAGATGTACGCCAACTTATGCAGATGGGTGCCAACTATAATAAGAAGATGAGTGGACTTAAACCACATCTAAAGATTATACGGCAGCTAGAAAACAATGGCTTGTTAGATGAAACTAAGCTAAACTACCTAATAGACCTGGACAAAAAAGACCCAGGGGCTATAACTAAACTAATCAAGGATAGTGGTATAGACCCACTCAATGTTGATACTGAAGCGGAAAGTGACTACCAACCGAAAGCTTACAATGTTAATGACAAGGAAGTAGAACTAAGCGAAATACTAGATGATCTTAAAGACACTAGTTCTTACGCAGGGACTATAGACGTTATTAGTAATAAGTGGGACGAGTCAAGTAAACGCGTAATCTTGGATGAGCCAGTCATCATCCGAACTATCAATGATCATATGGCCTCTGGTATATATGATGAAATAGCTTCGGTGTTAGAGCGAGAGAAAATGCTCGGCCATCTAAATGGACTATCAGATCTAGAAGCATATAAGCAGATAGGTGACCGGATGCACGACAATGGTGAATTTAAATCTCAGCAAATTGCAGCGGCAGCCCCTACCCAAGCTAAGCCTGTTTCCAAGATAGATAGTGCAAAAACTAAGAAACGTAAGTTAGCGGCTAGTGGCTCTAGAAGCGCACCCGGTAAGAAGAAGGCATCAGACTTTGATCCTTTGGCTTTATCAGATGCAGAATTCGAAAAGCTAGATAGTTCTAACTTTATTTGAACGCCTACTTATTAAAAGGATAATATCATGGCACGTATCTATAATGACCCCGCTGGCGGCTCAGCCTCCACCGTGGGTACACAATTCCGTACCGACTACTACAAGAAAAAAGCTCTTGTAGAAGCTAAAAAAGAAATGTACTTCGGCCAGATGGCTGATACTACTAACATGCCTAAAAACATGGGTAAGACTATTAAGTGCTACCACTATCTACCTCTACTCGATGACGCAAACGTCAACGATCAGGGTCTAGATGCTGCTGGCGCTACAACAAACCAAGACTGTACAGTCGTAGTTACTATGGCTGATGGCTCTATTCCAGACATCAATCTAGCTCGCTCAGTAGGCAACTCTGCTCACTTTGTGGGTTTAGGTGCTGATGCTGCAGCTGCTAAAGCTGACGCTATCGTTCATGTAAACGCATGGATGGAACAACTTGTTGTTGCTGGAGGTCTAGCTGTGTCACTTGTTGGATCTTCTGCAGCTCTTAAGTTTGCTGACGGTGTTAATAGCACTGATGGTCTGGCGTATGTTAAGGGCTATCGTTTTAAGACTAGTGCAGGCACAACTATTGAGGCCACTGCTACTCTTACTTCGCACGCTGCTTACGGTAACCTATATGGTTCATCTCGTGACGTTGGTACGATTACTGCGAAACTTCCTGCTCTTTCTGAGTCAGGCGGACGTGTTAACCGTGTTGGCTTTAAGAGACGTGAGATTGAAGGAACTATTTCTAAGTTTGGTTTCTTCGATGAGTATACCCAAGAATCACTTGACTTTGATACCGATGCTGAACTTGAGCAACATATCAATCGTGAAATGATTATGGGCGCTAACGAGATCACTGAAGATGCTCTTCAAATTGATCTTCTTAACGGTGCTGGTATCGTTCGTTTTGGTGGCTCTGCTACTCAAACAAGCGAAATCACTGGTGTTGCTGCTACTAAATCTACAGTATCATACAACGACCTGATTAAACTTTCTATCGACCTAGACAACAACCGTTGTCCTAAAAATACGAAGATCATTAATGGTACTCGTATGGTTGACACTAGAGTAGTTAACGCAGCTCGTTATATGTATGTAGGTTCTGAGCTTACACCAATGCTTAAAGCAATGGCTGATGGCTTCTCTAACCAAGCATTTATCTCTGCTGAGAAGTATGCAACAGGTGGAGATCTAGCAGCAGGTGAGATCGGTGCTATTGATCAGTTCCGTGTTATCGTTGTTCCAGAAATGATGCGTTGGGAAGGTGCCGGCGCTGCTGAAGGTACTAACTCTGGTTATCGTGCTACTGGTGGTAACTATGATGTGTATCCAATGCTTGTTGTTGGTTCTGAGTCTTTCACAACTATTGGTTTCCAAACTGATGGTAAATCTGTGAAGTTCAAAATCAAGCATGCTAAGCCTGGTTCTACTGAATCATATGCTAGTGATCCTTATGGTGAAACTGGCTTTATGAGCATCAAATGGTATTACGGTTCAATGATCACTCGTCCAGAGCGTATTGCTCTGATCAAGACGGTTGCTGAATGGTAATCTCTAACTAACTAGGTGGTCCTCTCTCATGGTGGGAGGGGACCATTACTACTTTTGTAATTCTAAAAGAGAAGTATATAATATGACAAATACAGTACAAGACGCAGACCAAGCTGTAGCTGCAAGTGAACTAGATGTTTTAAAAGTTCGCGCAGCTACTCTAGGAATTAAACACCACCCTTCAATTGGTTTAGATAAATTAAGAGAAAAGGTTACCGCTGCTTTGACGGACACCCCACCTCCTATCGAAGCTGTACCAGAAATAGCTCTTACGCCCGCTGAAACACAAAGACAAGCCAACTCTCGTTTAAGACGAGAAGCTGGTCAACTGGTTCGAGTCCGTGTTTCATGTATGAATCCTATGAAACGTGAGTGGGACGGAGAAGTCTTTACAGCAAGTAATAGTGTTGTAGGCAGCTATAAGAAATTTGTTCCCTTCGATAATGACGCCGGTTGGCATGTGCCACAGATCGTCCTTAATATGATGAAGGAACGTATGTGCCAAATCTTTGTGCCTAAAAAAGGTGACAAAGGTAGAGGTAAAGAAGGTAAGCTCATTAGAGAGTTTGCCATTGAGATCATGGCACCCCTAACAGGGCAAGAGATAACAGATTTGGCCGCGCAACAAGCGCTTGGTCACACAATTGACGTTTAAACAAGGATAATCACTATGGCTGATCTACTAAATGCTGACTTAACAGACGAAGATATCGCTACTGGGACAGGGCTGTTTGACACCCTTATGAGGAGCATGAGTCTTCGTTTACAAGAAGAGTTGGAGAATGGCCGGATTCAGTCTAGCGACTATGCTAAAATATATCTAGGGGCAATGGAATCTGCATTATCGCAGTCCATTGCCTACTTGATACAGAAACAAACTGTAAACGAGCAAGCGTCCTTGATTACAGCACAGACCGCTAGCGAAGTTTTGCAAGCTTCCTTAATAACAGCACAAACTAATAAGGTTAATTCAGAGAAGACTCTGACTGATCAACAGTACGCTATTGCCGTTATAGCTGCAGCTAATGCTACAAAAGAGGGATTACAGCTTACTGCTCAAACCGCACTAGTAGACGCTGAGAAATTCAAACTGGTTAACTCAGATACTGCGCTAATTACAGCACAGACATCTAAACTAGGTAAAGACGAAGATAAACTTACCGCCGATATAGCTCTTGTTAATCAACAAAAAGCAAATGTATTAGCAGCTGTTACTAATATACCTAAAGCAGGTGAAAAGATTGACGCCGAAGTAGCTGTACTAAGTCAAAAAGGTTACACTGAACAGGCGCAGACAAAAGATACTGTAGGACCTGCAGGATCTACATATACTGTTGGTGGCCTTGTGAAGAAACAGAAAGATCTATACAATGCACAAGGGGTTGGGTTCACTAGAGATGCTGAACAAAAAGCAGCTAAGATTGTAGTAGATGCTTGGAGTGTGAGAGCATCCGTAGACCCGGACACTATGACTGAACCTGCTGGTATCGCTGACACAGATGTAACGGCAATCATGGCCCAAGTTAAAACAGGAATTAATGTGTAAGGACAGACTATGGGTGAAAGAGTTGGCGTCAATGTAGCAGTTACCAAGCTGATAACGGGGGCCCCAGACCTTCTCAAGCAAACTTTAGCTGGGGCACTACTTACAGATGATTCCATTCCTTCTGCTATAGTAGAAGGAGCCGCACACGGGTTTAATGGCAAATGCATAGATTTCTATAATTATGGTAAGAATTACTTTACCGAGGGGCTCCCTGGGAATGCTACCTTTGTAAGTACTGTGCCCGCGAAAGCAAATAGGGCAGCAGTCATTACTGTACTAGAAGGATTAGTTGGGGAGGCTGTACGTATTGATGAATTAACTGTACGAACAGTGAACCTGCAGCTAATTGCTAAAGAGTGGCTACAAAATACAGCAGCACAAAACTGGGAACCTATTCTACAGGTATTAATACAAGGAGGGCTGTCCTACAGAGTGTATGCTGCCACCTTTATAAACGGGGTACTGGTTATACGTCTTAGACGGGACCAAGCATTTTCCTCTCCCATTACGATAACCACAAATATTACAACTATTCCTACCAATGAGGTATATTATCATGTGGTTTATCACTTGGTTTCTGATCCTTATTACGCTCGCACATATTGGAATTATAAATACTCTCTAGGTACATATTCAACTCTCACCGTAGGTAATGGAGTGATATCTGGAACTACCTTTATGCCAATAGCTCCTATAAGGCGCAATAGTGTCAATGTTGTAGATGACAAAACTTATAATACACAACAAAAAGATTCTGTAAGGAAGCTACTTAGAAAAATTGGAATGGATCTAGAACAACTTACCAAAGACCTAGTAGACCCTAATGATACGGACAGTCTTGAAAATGTGGATGAAGTATTCGTTATGTTTGGTATGGATTTTGATGCAGTAACACCTGTGTCATTAGCCTACTTGAATGCATCTTTCAGAGCATTCCATTACGGCCAAGCAGTAACCCAAACAACTTGGGTCAACTGGTGGAATGCCGGCAAGATAGGAACTCGGCCAAAGAATGCGATTTATATTAGTGATTCCAGTGTATCATTACAGCTAGAGTGGAATTTCACAACTATTGCTATGAAGACGGGAATAGCCAGCTCAGGGGCAACTGCTCCTAATCCTTTTACAGTGATACCTGCATATGGGAATGTCTTACACGCACCAAGCAGCACAGATAGTATTACAAAGGTAGTTGTAATAGACACAGTTAATACTCCTATGGAGTATAACGATGAGCGCGGACAAAATGAAACTAAGTTACCCGGTAATGATGACGATGATGTTTACAACACACACAGTATTATTTACCGCAGGCAGGTTACAAGCATAGCCGACGGCGATGCCACAAACACATATGAAGAAATACTAATTCATGGCCTGATAGCAACATACGATGTATATCGTGGGTCAGCTAAGGGCAGAGGAGAATTTGTCAGAGATGTAACTAGTATGTCGGATGGTGGATTCACGCTCCCAGTTAGTATTGATATAGTAAACTCATTTGCTGGTTATGATGAAACACGCGTATATTATGAATCCCTACAAGTTATGGTGTATGCGCGACAAATTCAACATGTTGCTTGGTATCAAACAGGCATATTTGCGGCCATTATTACTGTGGTGGTGATGGCTGTGGCCCTTTGGTTCCAACAGCCTTGGGCAGGCTTAGCACTGGTAGCAGCTATTCAGGCTACAGTTATCTATATATTAACCGCAATCATAATATCTTGGGCTCTGACTAAAGCTTTCACTATTATTGCCAAAGAAATAGGTGGGGACCTAGCTTTAGTTCTAGCTTTCATAGTAGCAGTATACGCCTTGACTAAGGGAGACACTTCTATATTTGGGAAGCTAGTCACTGCTCAAGACTTCCTAATGATCTCTGCTGCCATATCTTCAGGAGCATCTGCTGCAATACAAGATGATATAAAACAGCTAATGATTGAGAGACGTGAACTTGAAGCGGACTTTGAAGAAAAGACCGAAGAACTAGAGGCATTAGAGCTCGCAGAATTTGGGGGAGGACTTCAGTTCGAGCTATATGATATTTTGGCTCCTGAACCTAAATTTGAATTTGATATGAATGTGTCCCAGTGGCACGCACAAAAACTTATTGGTAATCCAGGCACACATGTGCTAGATTTGCCTAGAACATATGTTGACATTGCACTACTTATACCAGAAACTGTTAAAAGAGATGTCAACATAGGCACAACAATAGCATAAAGGAATAAAATTATGAAGATAGATGTTACAGAAGGACTTTATAAGCCCTTTGAGGCGCAAACTTTTTCACAAGCAGGTCCCAGCACAGTTGGAGTTGGTAAAGATCCTAGTAGTTGGGGCGATTTTGGTAATTGGGCTGCAGGAGCACAAGCATTTGCGTCCGGGCTACAGGGGGTTGCCGGCCTTAAAATGGTTGGGCAAGCTAAGGAACAAAATAGGCTTACTGGCCTCTTTGGAACAAAAAACTTTAACCAACAAGCTAATGCTTTTAATGAGAGACTTGAGACTAGAGGCAGATCCAGACTAAACCGTTCATCATTTGATTCTGGTGGGCAGACCTTAGCAGAGGTGATGGCTAAATATGGGGCGAAAAAAATGGACATAAGCCCATTTGAAAAGAATAGCGCCCCTAATACTCAGTCAGAGCCTAGGCCCGCTTTGGAGAGAATAAATCAATCCCCTACTCGTAATATTCCTGCAGCACGACCAACTTATTCATAAGGAGAACTAATATGGCGGCCTTAACTTGGAAAAATGTAGCTGGTCCTGATTTCACGGCAGGTAATGCTTTAATGAAAACCGGAGTAGCTTTAGCTAGCACAGGAGCAGAGGGTCTTGTCACTGGTGTGGAGGGCTTGGCTACTAGGCAAGATGAGAATGAACTTGCAAATGTTGACCAACAGCTAGCAGGGGCAACCATAGAGGAAGCTGTTGCTATGCGCTCAGCGGGCTATAACGGCCCCGGTGATAGAAATGCAATTATGGCTCGTCTTAATGCAGGTGTAGGAGAAGTTACATCTAGAGTGCAAGGAAATGAAGATCGCTTTAATGCTCCTCTACTTCAACAGAAAGCTTTATTGCAGTCTCAAGGGGACGTTGCAGGAATGCAAGCCATTGATGCGCAGTTAAGAGGCAATCGGAACGCAAGCGAATTTACAGCAACCGATACTGTTGCTGACAGCACAAATATATCCTCTATATCTAATATCTTTGCAGGTCCTGGCACAGATGCTGAGAGACAAATTGCAGCTGAGGAAGCTGCCGTAGGTATGAACCTAACAGAGGAACAAATGTTAGCCGCCAGGAATACTGGCTACAGCCAACAAAAGACAGACCGTGACAGGGTTAAGTCCGAAGAGGAATTCCGTAATGAATCCTTCATTCAAGATTTTGAAGCTGGCATGCTTAATAATAATCGGGACGCTACAGTAGAGGCACTGAAAAATATAACAGGTTCTCAGAAAGCAGCGTACGCACAAAGACTAGACACAAGAGATGATGAATTAAGATCAACAGAGTCTGAAGACAACTTCACTAAATACCATGAAGACAATGAGGGAACAGCTGGGTATCAAGACATTGAAACTGTGAAAAGAAAAAAAGCCATCATCGCACGTATGATTGAAGATGGTGATACGGCAGCTCAGGCCCAACTAAATTATGAGGGTGGACGAGCTAAGTATGATGCTAAGTTTGAACTAGACGCCACTGCTCAAGGCATTGTGGATGATCAGATGGTCACTCAAACAGCAGAGTATGATGAACTTACTGCTCATTTGGCATCTGATTTAAGCATACTTACTCAATATAAGGACGACCCAAAAAGTGTTTCAGAAAAGCTTAGTGATGAAACCGCAGTGCTTGAAAGCATTGGTAAGTTGTCGACTGACGATGATACACAGATTAAAACAATGGCTAAAGACTGGATGTCAGCAGGTATAGAGGTTCCTGACGACTCTGGTAATTTTATCCCAGTCAGCGCCATACAGATGAGGTTTGCTGTAGCAGCAGCCGCAACTAAAGATGATAATTTCTTATACGTCTTAGGTAACCGCGAAGTTAGGCCTGATGCCTTAAAGTCTGCGTTATTGGATGTAATTGACCAGAACGATAACCGAGCTTATGTAGACTTTCTACAGAGGGGCTACGACAAACGAGTACGTGAAAAAAAGTCTATTTTGGGGTACGAAAAAAAAGAGTTAGAGAGACAATCTCTTGTTAATTCTGGTAAAAGCACCCGCAGAAATGTAGCCACAACAAGTAAGAATTCTAAGTATTCTTCAGCGGGACAAGCAAGAACAGCAGCTGCAACTAAAAAGGCAGAAGCGAACCGACTAAAGCTTATAGAAGAGTCTAAAAAGAAGAAGAAGAACCCTCCTACGAATACCGTAGGCTCCAAAAAGTTATTAGCGGATGCTGGGCTTGCCGCTGTAACGGCACAAGACTTCTACAAATTGAATAACAGCCCGTTACAGCCTAAGCAGATTTCAAATATACCTAATCTAGTATCTGACGGTATGAAAAAGATACAGCAAAAAAGTGGTGGTTTATTTACTGCCGGACAGAGAAAGGAAATGAAAGCAAACTTAACCGATCTGTTAAACCAGCAACTTGCTGTTGCTAACAAAGACAAGATTGCTAAAAACAAAGCAGCTTCGGTAAACGCTCAACGTCTTATTAATTCATATCGTCAACCTTAATTACACCAATAAATATTAGGAAATAAAATGGCGAACGAAGCCAAAATGCAAACAGTTGCTTCTGCGGGGAAGCATAAAACATCTTCTCTTTCGGATCTTTTCGATACTAAGACACAAAACATAGGTTCTGTTACGCAGGCTAAACAGAGTAAGATTTCAGGACCCCCTAATATTGGTGGAGCTAGTTTAGGTATGAGAGCCGAGCTCCTATTCTCGGAATCAAGTAATAACTACAGCGCAGTAAACCAACAAGGCTATACAGGCGGATTCCAATTCGGCGCTATGGCTTTGGAAACTCTTGGGTACCTCGTACCAGGAGCATCTAAATTAGGTAATAGCGCCTTACTAGACCCAGCTAACTGGACTGGTAAAAACGGCATGGCTAATGTCGATATGTTTAAAAATAACCCAGGCGAACAAGATCTCGCTTTCCAAGCAAATACACAAAGCAATTTTAAGCAGCTAAAGAACCTAGGTGTACTTACTGATGATAGTACACAAAAAGACGTAGATGGTTACTTAGCAGCTGCACATTTATTGGGGGCTACTGGAGCTGCCAATAATATTAATAATGCAGATGCAAATGGAACAACAGGGCAGGATTACTTTAATAAAGCAAAAGATTACTATCCTGGAATAGACGACCCAGAAAATGATCCTGCAAATCAACCTGCTGAAGCCCCGGCTTCTTTGCCGGTAGAGGAATCCCTTGCAGATCGTTATAGAGATGCATCGGTTACAGAGACTCTTGATGCATTAATAGCTGAGCAAGCAAATAGTAATCCTCGTGACGAGTTGATAGCCAAACTAAAGGCTGCTGATTCCGGTCCTAGAAGTGACGAGTTTGAAGCAGAGGTGGCCAGTATAAAAGGTGTGGCGGGTGTTGGAACTGACTCTGAGATTACCGAACAAACGGCTAAACAAGTAGAAGATTTGGCTGCTATGCAAGCTAGAGAGAAATACATAGCTGATCGCAATGTGGGCGAGTTTGCACAAGATACTGCTTCCTCTCTTATTACAGGTATTATAGACATAGCAGGAACTGCTTATGGCTTAGCAAACTTTGGTACAGGAGGCGGATTAGACGCTGCTGTAGCTAGTATGAATAAAGAAGGTAAAGTTGGGTCACAGTATCTAGAAGATGCTAAGGCTGCTGTACGAGACACAATGGACTCTTCAACACTGACTGCGATGGAAGCACGTCAACAAGCACGATCTACATATAGACAAGCACAGAATGCAGAGAAATATGACAACGAATGGGCTAAATTTGGGGCGAATTTCTTAGACGCAGCAGGTGAGTACGCAACTTCTCCTGGATTATCTGCAGATGCTGTATTTGACTCCCTACCGCAAATGTTTGTTCCTGGTGTTATTGCGTCTAAAATTGTTGGTGGTGTTGTTAAACAGGGTGCAATAGCTATAGCTAAGAAAAATCTCGCTAAGCGCACTACTCCAGGGGCGTCTCAAGTGTCTCGAGCATATGCTAAAGACCGTGGTGAATTTATCCCTAAAAAACAGATAAAGACATATATGGCTTCCGACGCAGGCAAAAAGGCAATATCAGATATACAGACACGTACTGGTCTATCATACATAGCTGCATCTGAAGGTGTTAGTAATGGTTTACAAATACAAGCAGAGATACTAAACGCTTCTTTTAATGATCTAAAAGAAAGCTCACCTAAGTTTAGGAAGCTTCTGTTGCAGGGTGAGAGCCCTGAGAAGGCTCGCAAATCATTAGCTAATGAAGCGGCCTTAATAACAGGAGGTATATCAGCACTATTTGGTTTAGGCGCCGCTAAAATATCTGGAGCAGGTAAACTAGAAGGAGCTATGTTTAAAGTAGACAGTAAGGTAGGTAAAGGCATTCTTAGTAAAATGGTTTCATCTAAACTATCTAAAGGCGTAGTTGCAAGTAAAGTAGTACGAGGAACTGTTTCCGAAGGAGTTGAAGAAACTCTACAAGGAGGTAGCGGAGAATTTGGTGGGAATGTAGGTAAGAAAAATACAACCAACCCTGAACAAGACCTAGTTGAAGGCGTCGCAGATGCTGCAGCACAAGGGTTAGTAGTTGGTTCATTATCAGGCGGCGGTATGGTAGGACTAAGCAATGTACCTGCTGGCGTGAGTAAAACTGTAGGAGCAACTTTATCAGGAGTAAATAAAGCTGCAAGTGCAGTGGAAACAGCTACCAGTGGTATAGGCAAAGCTGCTAAAGAGATACGCACAGAACGGGAAATAAC